ATTAGGCATTACACCATCAGTACCAGGGTTAAGATATAAACTAATCTGTTCCTGATTGTCTACAATGTATTCTCTTGTTCTTTCAAGGTAAAACTGAGCTGTATCCAATATAGATTGTCTTACATATTTTATACTTGTTAGGTCAACAACAGAACTCTCTTCACTGGTAGGGGTCATAATTGCTTTATTCTTTATCTTATAGTTCAACGATGGGAAAGCCAAATATACGGCATAATTTGCTAATGCCGGTGCAATATAGTCATCTAATAATGTTTGAGTATAACCACTAACTGTATTACTAGTTATCTCTGACTTTATTTGTTGATAAAAAGCTGTACCTAATACATCTTGAATGTATATGTCCTGAGCCTGTTGAACGAATGGTGTTAACTCCTGTGGTTCAACGTTATCGTGTATAGCTGTTAATTTCTTTAATCTTGCTTCTGATATAAATAATACGTAACTCATTCTTCTATAACTATTTTTTGAAAGTCTAATGTTGATGGTATAACTCTAATAGATACATTCATACCCATTCCCCTTAATATTTTTTCCATACACTTGTTTACCACTTTTTGTTTAGGTTCAATAACTGATGCCATAAAGTGTACGTATGCTACCTCCATCTCATCTGCATTGTTACCTAACCCACCTGCTCCTTCAACTGTTAGACCAACCAATCGTGGTGAAGCTATTCTATGAGCAGATAAGATACGACTCGATATACGGGTTTCTAAGACCACGTAATAGTCATCGTTAGCACTTTCTACCGTAGATATCTGTGGAGCTAAATCCTGACCCTCTGTCTACCGTAGATATCTGTGGAGCTAAATCCTGACCCTCTGAGAACGTTAGGAAGAGTTTACCTGCGTTATGTTCAGATGAGAATGCTTCATTCAAATCTTTATGTAATACTCTCATCTCTTCAGGTGACGGTTCACCATTAGGGAAGTTAATGATAAGACCTGGTGTCATACCATTAGATAAATTACTATTGTGGAAGATACTGATACGTCCATCCAATTGTATATCGTTTACAGCACCTATATAATCAGGTAGGGGATACAAATCAACACCTGGTGAGTATTGGTAACAATAATAGACTTGAGAAGCGTTATCACCCTTTGTATTCGTTTTATCGTATACAGGATATTCAACTGGCTTATACTTTCTTGTGTTTGACCAATTGGAAGAGTAGTAATAGTGTGTCACCTCATCTTCTTCGTTTATCTTACCTGACCTTACTTTGTCAAATGGTAAGTGATATATCTCAGCAATCTTATCACCCCCTTTACTCCAAATGATGTTTAGTGAGAAACCTCCATACAATAGGAAGTCATAACTAATCTTTCTATAGATGTCATCTAAGGTTTCTTCATCACGGTTCATATAATCATCACCAATCAAAGCGATACCTTCACCTATCATTGCATCAAGTTGAGCGTTTATACATGTGTTATGTATTGCTGAGGTCTGTTGTAACTCAATTAATTTTTGAGGGTAAAGGTTGTCTGCTCCATAACTGACCCAATCCTTACCTCTTACTTCTGCAAATACAGGTAAATCTAATGCCTGTAAATTAACTATCTCTATATTTTTCATTGTCTATAGTATGTATATTCTTCTTGATTCTCTTTATCTATGTAAACATTTGGTTCACTAGTATTACCTTCAGTTGCTGGTTTGTATTGTGTATCTAGTTTACTCCAATCAGCTTCTACTTTACATAACACTTCTAAAATAGGTGCAGTTAAACTGTTATAATAAACGTCATTCGCCTTGTTAATACTTGAAACAGGCCATTGTGTTACTTCTAATTGTGCAATATAGTAACCATCAATATCTTTGGTTGTATCTATGATTTCACTTAGGTTATAACAAAACGGTGCTTGTATACAATTTGCATCCCAACTAAACGATACCCATGTATCACCTGAAGACACAGGAGTTAAATCTATACCATAAGGTGACATTGCTAATGACGACCATCCAATAGACCTACCCCACGATGAATACGGTCCTCTATATTTCCAATGTGTACCACTTTGTGTTTGAGAACCAGTAGCATCTTCGTAAGCATGAAATAACCAACGATTATTATACTTACTCTTTAGGTTTAATTTGTATTGTGCAGTAGGTTGTAACCATTTTGAGTCCATCTTAAAAAAGATGTTCTTGCTATCATCTGCTAAGTCAATTACCATATCTTGCTTTGTTTTACACCCTTAAATATAATAAATGCATTATGTGCGCATAGAAAAGGGGGACAACTACGTCCCCCCGTTCCGTATATATATAGGAATTTAAATTAGCTAATAGCCAATTCAAACATGGGTTGTGGAGAAATCCCCGTAACCTCAATTGTAATTCCTGAACGGTCACCAAATGCGGTACCACTTTCTGCTGTAGAAGCTGTGACAATTGCACCTGTGTCGTTACCAAGAATCCAATATCTATCGTTACCATCCTTGAAAATAACAACAAGTCTTGTGTTTTGTCCTAATATATTAAGAGTGTTTAACTTCTCACCCTCTAATGTATTAACAACTAAACTTCCAACTTGAGTATAGAATGCTGTTCCGTTTTCCTCACTAAACGCACCAGTCTCAGAAAGAGATGCAGTTTGACGTGGTTGTTGGAACTCAAACATTCCACTACTTGTTAAATCAGCTACAGATGTGATGTCAATAGTTCCTCCCTGTGCGGTTAGAGCTGTTGCAACACCTGTGGATGCTGTAATAGATATGTCTTCACCTGTTGTAGAACCAATGTAGACGGACTTAATTCCACCTAACGAACTCCTACAGTCGAGGGTTGCCCCTGTATTTAATAGACATGCCATATTATTATTTATTTAAGTAGTTTATTGTTATTATAATTCTGCAACGAAGAGTGATGGTTCGCTAACCGCAACACCTAATCTCCATCTCATCAAACCTCTCATCTCGTCGTTATCCTGAGAATACCACAATCTGAACTGTTCGAAGTCTGAAGTTAAGTCAGTACCCATGAAGAGTGCTGATGTTGGTCCCATAAACTTAACGTTAGAACCTACAAGTCCACTTGAAGCAACTGCTCTAACCTGTGTACCTGGTACGAATACATTCGTAGCACCTGGTTCAATATGGAAGTAGTTACCTTGAGTGATACCTAAGACTAACGCTCTGTAGTTTTGAGGTGACATGATTAACACCAAATCGTCCATTGTATAAGACTTATCGGGTAGAGCTGCGTACAACGCCTGTGCGTTTGCAACAGCGTTTGAAGCTGTCCACTGAGAAGCTGTTGCTCCACTAACAACACCGTTAGCAACTGTCAAGATGTCAGTTAAACCTGAGTAAGCACCGTCACCATTGATGATGAAGTTCTCATTGTAGTTATGCAACTTACCTACGAAGTGTTCAGCCAACGACTCCTCGAAAGGAATAGAAGTACCACCGTTGTAAGCACCTGCTGCTAACTGTTGTGAGAAGAAAGTGTCTCTCAATGTTTGAACACATTGAACTACGTTTACTTTATTATTTTTTAGTGTCATTGGAACGACTGAGATAGTGGTATCACCACTAGCATTCCAACCACAATCTGCACCGTTTTGTACATCAAAATCAGTGTCTAAGAGGGGAATATCAACTGAGTTTCCCTGAAGTCCAACACGGACGTTCATAAAAGATGCTAAATTAGTTTCTAAGATAGACTTTGAAATCAAACCAAATGATTCCTGGTCTATATACCCCGCAATAGCTGTTACATCAAATCCTGTAGCCATAATTATTGTTTTTTTATTTTAATTTATTGTAAGATTGTTTACGGAGTTCTAAAATGGTTTTCATTCTAGCATCAGCAACACTATGTTCAGCTTTGTTTAAAGCATTGATATTGTTTCTAATTTTATCCGTAGCGGGTTCATCTTTAAACTCGCTAAATTCACCCTTCATAGTATCTATTTGGGCTTGAATGTCATCGAACTTTGGAGAAAGTGCTCCGACGATTTGTTTAATGAAGTCATCACCGAACTGTTCTTTTTCTTCGACAATAACTTCTTCTTCTACTTCTTCCTCAGCGACTTCTGAGATGTCCATAATTTCACCATTTGGACCTACCCCTATGAGTAGTCCGTCTGTGGTTTCGTGAATACCTTCAGGTGCGTAAGGAGATTCTTCCCCTTCTTCAGTTCTGATAAGTAATGATTTACCTACTTCCAACTCACCATCGGTGTATACCACTGTACCATCAACTAACGTTGCTTCCGCAAGTGCAATTTCAGTAGTTTCTGTTTCAGTTTCAAGGGTTACTTCGTCCTTCGTATCCTCTACTCCTAACATCACTCTGATTTTGTAAAGTGCTTCTTGTGCAGTCATATTATATTATTTTATGTGTTTATTTGGTTTTAAATATAAAAACGTTATTTTTCGTCATTTCTTTTACAGATTTCCTTATATATACGAATTATCGTATAAATTATGGATACTGATAATAATAGTAATTTTAATACCATCTCCACATTTAAGAATGATACTGTCAAAGCCCCACTGTTTAACAGTATGACTTTATCATTGATAATCTGTCTTAACATTATTTAACTTGTTTTAAAATATCCTTAATATCGTTTAACTTTGCTTCAGGGTCGATGGGTTTCATCTTTTGAATAAATCCGCCAGCCAAACTAAATCCTCTAAGTTCTCCTTCTTTGATAAGGTTCCACGTTTCATCATCATTGATTTTATAACTAACATACCATGTACCTTCCGGTAACGCGAATCCGTATTTGTAACTTTTGTCATGTTTTATACTTTCACTAATCCAACTCTCGATTAAGGTATTCTCTGTTGTAATATTCTCATCGTGGTTGATATCAGTATTGTTGTGTTTATTCTTAGCGAAGAACTTCTCAGACATCTTTCTAATGGTGTCCTTTGTAAAATAAATGTAGAATGGATTACCTTCCTCATCTCTACGTAATATCATCTTATTAGGTATCATAACAGGTCCTGTCACAATTCTCTTTTCATCGTCATAACTAAAGTTCCAACTCTTAGGTTTTTTAAGATATGCGTTATTCTTAGTTGAACCTTGTGGTGCTGGTTTATTTCTATTGTTAGACTTCATTGCATTGTTCTCATTACGATTAGATGGTGTGTTTGATGCAATGATTACCTTAGTCCCCGTATCTCCTTTAAACACCTCTAATTTAGTCCAATAATGAGTACAGTTAGGTCCCCCTTTCCAACTTAGTTTAGAATAAGGTGAACTACCTCTTGGTCCAAAGTCACTATTCAAAGAACTCATTCTGTTTACCTCATCGGTTGAGAACATCTTACCGGCATTAGATAACCTCATCATTGCTCTACAGAAGTCCCTTTGAGCATTAGGTCCTGTATACTTCCAATAAGTTTCAGGTGGGTTATCTTTTTTGATACTTAATCTTTTCAATATA